ATTTAACCTTAGCCAGACATGGTTCTTCGGGTCAATCCAGTAGCACCCATGGTTATACTTCTGGAGGTTATGGTGGTGGTTTTAGCAATGTAATTGATAAATTTCCTTTTGCAAGTGACGGCAATGCCACTGATGTAGGTGATTTAAATGCACAGTTAAATAATACTGCTGGTCAATCCAGTGCAGACAACGGATATGTTTCAGGTGGACGATATGCCAGTAATTTGGATCAAATCCAAAAATTTCCTTTTGCGTCAGACAGCGATGCTGCAGATGTGGGTGATTTGACTCAGGCCAGGACCTTTGCCACAGGGCAACAAGGGTAACATATTTTTTAGCCCGGTTTTTCCGGGCTTTTTTATGACTTAAGATAAATAAATTTGTTCAGGGAGAATCCAAGAGAGTCTCACAATGGTCGAACAGAAACATTTGACATATCCTGATCTAGGCATTAGACTATGGCATAGGGATAAAATTATCCCACACGATGGCATAAAACATTGGCATACACAAGAGGCATAAAACAATGGCAACTTTAGCAGAAATCCGCGCAAAACTCCAGGCAATGGAGCCCAAGCAAGACAACAACAAATCCAAATTCCAAGGCGATAACGCAATGTACCCTTTCTGGAACATCCCAGAAGGCTCTACAGCAACTATGCGTTTCCTGCCTGATGGTGATCCTGACAACACATTCTTCTGGACTGAGCGAAATATTATTCGCTTAGAGTTTCCAGGCGTAGCAGGTGTCAGCCCAGCAGAACAGAGAAAAGTGACCGTGCAGGTACCCTGTGGTGAGATTTACGGTGACACCTGTCCTGTGCTCACTGAAGTCAGACCCTGGTACAAGGACGACACTCTGAAGCAACAGGCTGGCAAGTACTGGAAGAAGCGATCATATATTTTCCAGGGTTATGTAAGTAGCAACCCCCTGGAAGAGGAAGCACCAGAAAATCCTATCAGACGCTTTATTATTGGTCCACAGATTTTCCAGATCATTAAATCAGCACTCATGGATCCAGACATGGAGCATTTGCCCACAGATTATGTGAACGGCACTGACTTCAGACTTACCAAGACTACCAAGGGTGATGGTCACGCAGACTATACCACTAGTTCCTGGGCGCGCCGTGAGCGCAGTCTGGATGAGACAGAACTGGCGGCTATTGAGCAACACGGCTTGTATGATCTCAAGGATTTCATGCCAGCGCGCCCCACAGCAGATCATTATGCTGTGATCTCACAGATGTTCGAGGCAAGTGTTGATGGTGAACTATATGACCCAGAGCGTTGGGGTAACTTCTACAAGCCCTATGGCATTGATGTTCCAGCCTCAGCTGCACCAGCACCAGGTCAGACAGCACAGCAGAAAACTACTGCTCCAGTAGCAACTGCGCCAGCACCAGTGGCTGAAGCAACTACTCCAGCACCCGCTCCAGCACAAGCAGAGCCAGTGGCAGAAACACCTGCCCCAGCACCTGCTCAAGCGGAGCCAGTAGCAGATGGTAAGCAATCAGCAGATGACATTCTGAACATGATTCGTAACCGTCAGAAAGAAGCATAAGGAGTAAACAATGCAGAAACCATTTGACCTAAGTAAGTTCCGCACGGGTGTGACTAAGAGCATTAGTGGCATCAGTGCGGGGTTCCATGACCCACAAGATTGGGTTAGCACAGGCAATCATACCCTGAACTATCTTATTTCAGGAGATTTTAACAAGGGTATCCCCTTGGGAAAGGTAAGCGTATTTGCCGGAGAGTCCGGCTCAGGTAAGTCGTTTATTTGTTCGGGTAACATTGTCAAAAACGCTCAGGACATTGGGTGTCAGGTAGTACTGTTTGATTCAGAGAACGCTCTGGATGAGGACTGGCTACAAGCATTGGATGTTGACACCAGTCCTGAGAAACTACTTAAAATTCTTGTGAGCATGATTGATGATGTTGCCAAGACACTAAGTGAGTTCATGAAAGACTACAAATCCAAGTACGGCGATCTGGAATACTCAGAGATGCCCAAGGTTTTGTTTGTGATTGACAGCCTGGGTATGTTGTTAACGCCCACTGACGTTGATCAGTTCCAGAAGGGTGACATGAAGGGTGACATGGGCCGTAAGCCCAAAGCACTCACAAGTTTGGTTCGTAACATGGTTAACCAACTTGCACCCTTCCCAGTGGGAATTGTAGCAACCAATCACACCTATGCGTCACAAGATATGTTCGACCCTGATGACAAGATCTCAGGCGGACAAGGTTTTATTTACGCATCAAGTATTGTTGTAGCAATGAAGAAACTCAAGCTCAAGGAAGACGAGTCAGGAAATAAAACTTCTCAGGTACATGGTATCCGTTCAGCCTGTAAAGTAATGAAGACCCGCTATAGCAAGCCTTTTGAAGGAGTGCAGATTAAGATTCCATATGAGCGTGGCATGGATCCATTCAGTGGCCTGATGGATATGTGTGAAGCTCGTGGTATCCTAGTCAAGGAAGGAAACAAACTGGCGTATGTATCTCCAGTGACAGGTGAAGTTATCAAAGAGTTCAGGAAAGGCTGGACTTCAGATAAACTTCAGGTAATTATAGATGAGTGGGGACAAAATCCCATGGTTGACAACACTGAGCCAGAGGACGTTGACCCCACTGAACTTGATTTAGAACCAGTCACAGAGGAATACGCAGATGAGTCCTGAAGTAGCACTACTGCATGAAGTATGGACCACAGTAAAACTACACGCGCCTAAAAACGCCAGTGTGGAACTTGCTGAGGCCTTGCTTCGCTGTTTTGATGATGGATCAGATATCGAAGATATTGTAACTGATGTCAATGAGTTTGATAAAATCATGAAAGCTGCCATTGTTAGTCATTTTGGTGATTATGACGATGATGATGACACAGACGACACAGACGATGAATGGGAATAACACATGAGTACCTGGTACAACAAGATAGTTGATGATTTATCTAACATTGTGCCATGTATAGACTACTTCGAGAATGAACTCGAGGAAGCCAAATACGAATGTGGTATAAAAGGCAGCCTGGAGCGACTCTCGGCTGCCCTCCCAGGCATCACTGAACAACGTTTTAATCAGCTCCAGGAGATAGAAGCTATCCTGGAGCACCTCAACATAAAATTACGCAAAGAGCGCAGTAAAGTATTCCGCACATATTTAGAGTCCTATAACAGGCAACTCACTAGTCGCGACGCAGATAAGTTCGTGGATGGTGAGGACAGTGTGATCTCACTGACAGAGCTATGCAATCAGTTCAGTATGCTTCGCAACAAGTACCTGGGTATCATGAAGGGCCTGGATACCAAACAGTGGCAAATCGGTCACATCACTCGCCTCAGAACAGCAGGCATGGAAGACATAGTCATTAGTTAAAAAGACTTGACAATCTCAGGATTTGTGTTAATATCAATATATCCTGGGAAAACGGACGGGGGAATAGACCCCGCCCCCCAGGTAATTATTCCAAGTATTATCACATCTTCAAGGAAATCAATAACTTACAGGCTTGACAGATCACAGAAATGTGCTATTATATATGTGTAGGTTAAAGAAACGGAGAGAACATGCAAAATTCAACTCAGGTAGAGATCACCAAGTACCACCTCAATGGCAACCTAGAGGGCATGAACACCACAGAGAAGATGGGTTTTGTAAACTGGGAAGATGCTTGCAAATGGGCAGGTAGTGTAACCATGTCTGTAGAGTGTCCATATGTGGTACTTGAAATGCGTGACATCAACACTGGTACTGTAGCAAACTTTTAATTCAGGGGTTGACATATCCCCAGAATGTGTTATCATATATGTGTAGGTTAAAGAAACGACAAGTGCTGTAGGAGGCCATATGTCTAAGATAGTAATTAAAAGGGGTGTTTACGCCAGGAAGCCTGTTGTCAACACTGTGTTTGAGCTCGTCAAGCCCGTAAGCAAAGGCAACAAGGGCTTATTTGTGACTGTGGATGGTGAGCCCCTGGGTTTTCCAAATCGAAATTTGCGAGTTATGCTGGACGACGAGCGTGACGTGGAGTATACTGGAGTTGTCGAAACACCAGAACAACCAGAGGAAACTGATGCTGAAGCCATGGACCGTATCGCGGGCCGCTTTAAGATTCTGGACGATATGTCAGACGCTGTGGCTAACGGCGTGGTGCGTGGCTTGATTGTGTCAGGCCCTCCTGGCGTAGGTAAGTCGTTTGGTGTTGAGAAGGTGCTTGACGAGTATGACGCAATGTCTAAACTATCAGGCGAAGGCACTCGCACAGAAATTGTAAAGGGTTCGATGACTCCCATTGGCTTGTTCCAGACTCTGTATCATAACTCTAGTGCTGGTAACATTTTAGTGTTTGATGACTGTGACTCAGTGTTGTTTGACGAAGTATGTCTGAACATGCTCAAGGCAGTCCTGGACTCAGGCAAGAAACGTACCATTACCTGGAAGGCAGAGTCCAGCACACTGCGCCGTGAAGGCATCCCAGATCGCTTTGAGTTCAGAGCAGGTGTTGTGTTTATTACCAACGTTAACTTTGAGAATGTTCGATCTAAGAAGATCAAGGACCACTTGGCGGCACTGATGTCACGATGTCACTACATTGACCTGGAGATGGACTCAGAACGTGATCGTTTTTTGCGCATTAATCAAATTGTCAGGGACGGCATGCTCGACGAGTATGAGTTTGGCGATGAGGCTAACAAGGAGATCATTGACTTTATGGTGATAAATGCCAAGCGTCTCAGGGAGATTTCGCTTCGCATGGTGCTCAAGGTCGCAGACTTGCGTAAAATGTCTCCAGATACCTGGAAAGAACTTACTGAAGCAACATGCATGAAGAGGCTGGGCGCATAACTCCTACAGTCCTGCCCAGGCAGGCGCCCATACTCCCCCCTGGCCGAGCCGGTACAGGGGGTTTTTTATTTTCGTTATCTTGACGAACTCAATAACCACGTGTTATAATAAATTATGAAATGCACCCTAGTGATAAAAGACGAAGTCAATGTCCATTTTAAAGATGTTGATCCCAAAACTAGACGCAAACTAAATGCTGCGGTAGAATTCTTTCTGCCCCACGCCATGTATATGCCTGCATACAAACTAGGCCGTTGGAATGGCAAGGTGAGTTTTTGTGATGTGGCTGGGCGTACATACTTTCAGTTATTGGAAAAACTGTTACCCATAGTAGTGGAAGCAGGCTATGAGCTTGAAATAGAAGATCACAGAACACCACACAACTTGGAATTTGAACACGTTAGCCAGACATCATATGACCATGTGATGTGGCCCAAGCGACACCCAGCGGCTGG